ATACTCCAAGACGCCTACGGCAACGACCTTCCACCAGAACGGCAGGTGGCAAGATGACCAGAGAAGAGAAACTGAGGCGTGCCGACGAACTGGAAGCCGAGGCCAGGCGGTTGCGGGAAGAGGCGAACGGGCGGAGTGGCAGTGTAGACGAAGCAATCCTGTGGTGGCAACAATACAAGTTCAAATCGCTTATCCCAAACCCTCTCGGCGGTAAGCGTCGGGTTGTGGCGGGAAGCAACCTAACGAAGGCAGATGAAAAGCGATTGCGCGAGCAACATCCCGAGATATACAAGTCAGCGAAGCAGGGCTTCGAGCTTGGTTTAGTATGCTACCATGACGTCGCAGAATGGCTGTCGAGGTAGTATGAAAGCGAGCAAGTTATTCTTGATCCTTGGTATTGCAGTGATGCCTGGGGGATTTTGGGCCGATGGTCCAACAGACGCCATAGTCGTTGCGTGGGGATGCCTCATAGTGTCTGCCTTGTCCCGTATCGAGTACAACGCGGAGCGGAGGGGAAGGGAATGAAGCAGTACAAGGATGATGTTCGACATTACTCGCTTTACGCGCCAATGCCACAGCTTACGTGGGAGGAAATGAAGAGAAACGAACGGGAGTATCTGCGCTGGCTCCCGTACCGCGAATGGAAACGAATATGGAGGAATGAAAGATGAACCAAAAGGGCGAGGTTGCGTGAGTTTGAGCGGCCATTTATCTACCACGACCCTTGAACATGTTCGAATGAATTTCGTATAATACGAGTATTACGGTACTCACCTCAACGAGATTGGGGCAACTGCTTTGCGGCGGTTGCCCCTTTTTGCTTATGGACCACGCCGAACACGTTATGCTGATCTCGTTCGGGTCGGAGATCAAGATGCTGGAAAACGGCAAGATCGGCGGGTACGCCGTGCTATTTTCTGGCCCTACTGACACCGACCTTTATGGAGATTTCTTCACGGACGATACAGATTTCGGCGACGTGAAGAGCGTCGGCCTGTACTATCAACATGGGTACGACCCCGTACTCAAGAACACGCGCATCGGCTCGGGCACGCTCAAGAACGACGAGCGTGGCCTGTGGTTTGAGGCGCAGATCGAGGACAGGCACGAGTACGTGGACATGATCCGCGAACTTGTGGAGATGGGCAAACTCGGCTATTCGAGCGGGGCGGTTTCACACCTTGTGAGCCGGAAGGAAGCACCCAACGGTGCCGGACAGATCACGGCGTGGCCTCTCGGGGAGGTGTCGCTTGTTACGCGGCCCGCAGAACCCAGAATTTCTGTCATGCCGATCAAAGCATATATGGAACACATTGCATCAGGCGGCGCAAAGCCAGAGACGGACCCGGCAGAGGCGGCAGAAAAAGCCGCGCCGACCGTGGTACAGGCAAAGCCGGATGCTGACGGTGAGGGCACTTTGCCCGAGCCACAGCACGACAACCAAAAAAAACACGAGGCCAAAAAAATGGCAGACGAAAAGAACACGCCTGATGCAGAGGCAAAAGGCACTACCATCGATATCGAAGCGATCCTGGCTCGCCAGGAAGAGCGCTTCAACGAGCGGCTGGATATGATCCAGAAGTCTTTCAGCGAGTCACAGACGGTCACGGGCGTTGCCGAAGTCAAGGGCGCACCGGCAATCATCGAGCATCGCGGCGACAACTTCCCACAGGCACTTCGCAGGTGGGTCAGGACAGGAGATTCTGGTGGGCTGAAAGGCTTCACCGGAGTCGACGAGCAGAGCGGGCGCGAGACGCTGGAAATCAAGGCGTCGAACGCGACCGACATGAACATCGGTACCGCCGCCGACGGTGGCAACACGGTTACCGATGCCATGTGGAATCAGATACAGACCCGCTCTGACGAGAAATCACTAGCCGCCAAGGTCGGTGTCCGCAAGTTTACGTTTACAGGAACGACGCTCGACATTTCGACCGATACGGAAGCTGACGGTGAGTTCGTTGCCACCAACGAGGCGGCTCAGTTTGACGAAGATGCACCGGCAATCGGGCAGGTGACGCTCACGAAGGTCAAGTACACGAAGCGCACCCTGATTTCCTACGAGTTGATGCAGGACACGTCCGCCAACAACTTGATGGAGCACATCATGGATGCGGTTGCCTTTGGCAAGGCCAAGACCGACAACACTTTGCTCGTAGCGGCGGTCGCGGCTGACGGCACGGAGTACAAAGTTTTTGGTGGCACTGCGACAATCGCTGTTGGCGAACTTGAGGAGGTCGCGCTCAACAACACGAACGCGTGGTACGTAGAAAACCCCGCAGACGCGAACTGGATCATGACAGCGGCAACGCATTCGACGATTTCCAATTTGGGAAGCACGTCAATACGTCGCTATCAGACCAACCCGCTCGGCGACGGTCGCCAGTTGCTCGGCTCAGCTGTACACTACAGCAACAAAGTCGATGCCATTGGATTGGGCAACAAGCCTGTCCTATACGGCAATTTCCGTTATGTCGCTCAGGGAGAAGATCCCGGTTTGACGTTCCTTCGTGACCCGTATACGCGGGGCGATTTCGGCCAGGTTCGCTTGCTCTGGTACTACCGTACGGCGTTCAAGGTTATGATCCCTGCCGCTGTCGGTTACGGACGCAACACGACGACCTGATGAATGAGGCAAAAGGGCGGGGGCTTCGGCTCCCGCCCGATGCCATAACCGGGAAGAGCTATGAAGTATGAGTGTGTCAGAGACCACGTTTGTGTAGCGCCGGGCCCGAGTGTCATGAGCGTAGGCGAAGTGTATGACGTAGAAAAAGATCATCCTTCTGTCAAAGCCGGGTATCTCGTGCCCATCAAGGCCGAAAAAAACCCCAAGCTGACGAAGAAGAGAGGCAAAGCTGATTGAACCCGTTGATTACATCACAGCCCGCCGTGGAGCCGATCTCAACGTCAGAGGCGAAAGAGTGGCTACGTATCGACGCGTCCGACACGTCTCAGGACGCGGTGCTTGCGATCCTGATCAAGGCGGTACGAGATCGTGTCGAAAGCCATTTGCGGCGCTCGCTGATTACGCGGACGTACTCTTGGACCGCTGATTCTGATGATATCGTACGGGGCACGATCACGCTTCCGTACCCGCCGGTGCAGTCGATATCGTCGTTCAAGACGTACGACGACCCGAGCGGATCAGAGGTTGAGACGGTGGTGGATCCAGGTGACTACCAACTAGTGAACAGCACCTACGTAGCCGAACGTGGCGACGGATGGGATGTCAACCGCAGGGACAAAGCCGCCGTGATCGTCTACGTGGCGGGCTACGGCAATGCGGCGACGGACGTACCCGGCTCCATCCATATGGCCATGTTTGAGATGTTGGCCTTGCGCTTTGAGCGGCGCGGCGATGAGGACCGCGACGGCGTGACGAGCCGCGAAAACGAAATCTTGAAGTCAATTGACGAATACCGGACCATTGCCCTGTCATGAGCCGCGACCTACGACATAGAGTAGCGATACAGCACAACGTCCCGACAAGGACGAAGGGCGTACGTGCGGACAATTGGCTGACGCTGGAAACGGTCTACGCCAGGATTCGCACGCTCGGGGGCATGGAGGTTGTGCGGGCTGACCAGAAGGAAGGGCTGTTCACCCATGAGGTAGAGACGCGTTACCGCGCTAATTTTGGCGGGATATTGCAGGACACGACTGGAGAGCCTGTACAGGCTACAGACGGGACGTACATAGAGCTTTCAGGCACGTACTCAGAGATGCTACCCAGGTACCGCCTGTCCTACGATGGTCGCACTTTTTCAATTGCGGGCGTTGTGCACCCCTACCCCGGCAACGACAGGACGGTTCTGCGCGTCAGGGAGGTGGTATCATGAGTCTCGGGAAGATGCGATACCGGATGACCATCCAGCGAAACGATGCAACGCGCACGAAGGGCGTGAAGCAAGCCGACGACTGGCAGGATGTTGAGACGGTGTATGCCGAACTGCGGCCCCTGTCGGCGCGTGAACTACGTATTGCCGAGCAGAACCGGGAGATCGTGACCCATGAAGTCAAGATGCGCTACCGGGATGATCTCGGGGCGCCAAACACGGAGGTCTTGCCGCGGTACCGCCTGGCGCTTTCGGGCAGATCCTTTGACGTGCGCTCTGTTGAGAACGTCGATTTTCGCAACCGGACTACACGCTTACGGGTGGAGGAGCGGGTATGAGCGGACAGATTCAAGTCACGATGATCACGGACCGGGTGAAGGGCGATCTGTCGCGCTACACCGAACGCGCGGCCAAAAAGGTCATGGAAGCCCGGAAGATCACGGCGATCAACGTACAGCGCGTGGCGAAGGAAAGCGCTCCCGTCAAGTTTGGCGTACTTCGACGCTCGATCACGACCGAGCAGGACGGAAACGACATGCTTGTCGGCACGAACATAGAATATGCGCCGTTCCAGGAGTTTGGTACGGGCAGGATGCGTGCGCGTCCGTTCCTGTTGCCAGCCGCCGAGAGCGAGCGTGAGGCGCACACTCGTCGCGTGGGGGACGCGTTTAAGATCGTATGACAGATCCGCGAAAAGCCATACAAGACGCGATTTACGACGTGCTGACCACAGCGGGTCTGACCGCGCTTGTCGACCCGGCAGAGACCGACGCGGTTCCGTACACGGTTTTCGGTGGCGGGACGATGATAAATGGTCCGCTTGAGACCAAAACGACGGACGGCGCAGAGGTCACGCACACGCTCGTGTCGTGGGCCGAAGACGTGCACACGGCACAGGCCAACGCCTCGACAGGGCTTGACGCGATCACGGACCGGGATGCGGGGCTATCCGTGACAGGATACTCCCTTGTCATGTGCCGTCATGATTTTTCAGGCGATTTGCTCCGTGACACGACGGAGCCGGACAAAATTTTGTACGGCGTTCCGTACCGGGTCAGAATCGTGGTACAGCACCCATGACTATAGGACTACTAACGACATTGTGGAAGCGGCACGATCTGGAGCGTGTCGTGCTCTCGTATTACCGCGACCTCAAGGTTGACGGCGTGGACTTCGTGCGCCTTGCTGTTGGATCGGAGGGCGCGACGTCGGAAGCCGTGGCGGTGGAATCGGGATGGGAGTACATCAAGGCGCCCAACAATCCGCTGTCCGACAAGTGGAACAAAGGCGCGAAAGCTTTGCGGGGCCGCGTGGATGCAATCTGCGTGATCGGGTCGGATGACCTGATTGCCTCTGAGTATTTTGAGGCGGCCCTTGTCCAGATCCAGACTGGAGCCGGAGCCGTCGGGCATATCGACTGCTGGTACTATGACATGGATACGAGCGAGTGCATCCGTATCGACCGGGCGCACCCCGGCGCGGGCATGATCATCACAGCCCCTGTGCTCGACCGTATGAGCTGGGAGCCGTGGCCGACTGGCGTAAACGAGCGCCTCGACGGCGCAATGTCGAACAGAATGCACACGGTCGGCGCACCCAACGCGCTTCGGAAGGTCGCGTCCAGCGATGCCGTCATAGTCGATATCAAGTCTGGCACCAACAAATGGTCGCTGGACGACATGAAACAGACAATCGGCAGGTTTACGCGGGTCTCCGCTGACGACCTGTTTAGCAAAAATTTTCCCGGGATTCGGGAGAAGATCCACCAAAAGCCTGTGAGGTAACAAAATGGCAAAAAACAAATCAGGACGCGAGTTCCTATTGTACGCGGCAACGACCGCGCCGTCTGTGGCATCGTCTGCGGCTGACGCGGCGTACTCGCTTGTCGGACTGCAGAGGAATCTCTCGTTTTCGCGCAGTCGCAACGCGATAGACGTGTCCAGCAAGGACGACGGAGACGATAGCACCTTCATCGGTGGTCGGCGAAATCAGACGATGACTTTTGATTGCATCTTCGATCACAAGGAAGATGCAGGGTACACGAAGCTTTCCAACGCTTACGAGTCTGAAAGCGGTCTCGTATACTTCCTCGCTACGTCAACGACGACCGGAGATACGGAATGGCACGGTAGCGGCATCATAACCGACCTTTCGCCGACGTTCCCTGACGAAGACGTATCGACGTTTACCGCGTCGATCCAGATTTCCGGCACGCTGACGGAAGCCGTCGGTACATCCACCTGATAACGTAACCGCTTAGAAAACAATGGCTTACGACCACCCCAACCCTATCCCGGTCGAAATCAACGGCAAAACCTTCACCCTCAAACTCGGCCTAAAGGCGCTGGGGATAGCAAGGGATCGCCACAGGGTTCAGATCAAGGGGTCCGAAATGACGGACCCCGGTCTGGACACTCTCGCGCGTCTCGCGTGGATTGCTTGCCTACCTGACGACCCTACGTTGAAGGAAGGAGACTTTTTGGAGTTGCTTGACGAATCGGGGGCGTACAGCGAGTGTATAAGCGCCGTGCAGTTGCAGCTAAGGTCCATAATGTCGCCACCGGCAAAAAAGCCCGCAGGCAAAAAGGGAAACGGAAAGGCGGGGAAGGACTAAGGTCCGACCCCGCCGATCTGTGGATTGACCTGGATGCCTTGTATGGGGCGTGTGGAGCGCTGTTGGGAATGACGCGGAGGGAGGTCGATGACCACATCCTTCGGGACATTTTTGCCATGCTCGACTATGCGCGGAGCCGTGACGAACAGCTGGAGCGGGAGCGATGGCGGCGTACGCTGATCCTCACGCAGACGATTGTAAACACGGTGTCCAAGCGCCCGAAACCGCTGACATACATGGCCGATCGACTTTTGGACCGCGAGGTTGTTCTCGACGACACGCCACAGGCGTATCTTGAGAAGATCAGGGCGGCAAAGCAGCTGGTCCAACAAAAACAGGGAGAGGCTTAGACATGGCGACACTTACTGAACTCGTAGTCCGCATCGGGGCCGACATGTCCGCTTTCGAGCGGGAAATGTCAAGGGTTACGTCCTCGATCAATCAGGCCGGGGACAGGCTCAAGTCGTTCGGTTCTACCATGTCAATGAGCGTGACGGCTCCAATCGTTGCGCTCGGCGCGGCGTCCCTGTTGGCGTTCGACAAACAGGCACAGGCACTTGCACAGGTTGAATCTGCGGTGAAGTCTACGGGCGGCGCGGCTGGCTTCACGCTGGACGAACTGGCGGCGAAGGCTCAAGCCCTACAGGAAACGTCCCTGTTTGGGGATGAAGAGATTCTGAAAGGTGTCACGGCGAACCTGCTCACGTTCAGCAATATCGCCGGGGAAGCGTTTGACAGGACACAGCAAGCCGCGATTGATCTGTCTGCTCGTATGGGGACAGACCTGCAATCCTCTACGATCCAGTTGGGTAAGGCCCTGAACGATCCGGTAGCCAACCTCTCGGCATTGTCTCGTGCTGGTATTCAGTTCAGCGAGGACCAGAAGAAGGTTATCAAGTCGATGGTGGAGGGCAACAACCTTGCAGGTGCCCAATCTGTAATCCTTGATGAGCTCGAAAAGCAGTTCGGCGGTGCTGGTGCGGCGGCGGCGGCGGCGGGGCTCGGGCCATTTAAGCAGCTCTGGAACACAATCGGCGACGTGTCGGAGTCTTTTGGAGAGCTGATTGCTGATGCCATTTTGCCTTTCGTGGACAAGATCCGGAGCGTCGTCAGGTTTGTAGACAGTCTTACGGAAGAGCAGAAAAAGCTGATCCTGACCATCGGCGGTGTTGCGGCGGCGATAGGTCCGCTGGCGTTCGGCTTCGGTTTGCTGATGACGGCGATCAGCCCGGTCAGTCTCGCGATAGCCGGGGTGATTGCGGCGGGCGCGGCTATCATACTCAACTGGGATGCTATCGTCGGGTACATAGACAACACCTGGCCAAGCGCGATCCGCAGTATCCAGAATTTGTGGGAAGGGCTAAAGGTGGCCTTCACCGTCGTGTGGGACACGATGAAAAACCAATTTGACGGATGGATTACGTTCTTCAAGGGCGCGTGGTCCGCTTTCGCGTCGTTTTTTACGGGCGACTGGTCGGGGTTTTGGACAGGCATCAAAGACATTTTCGGCGGCATATGGCAGGTGTTGACCGCGCCATTTGTGGCCGCGTCGGACCTAATTAAGGAGGGCTGGCTGCGCTTCAAGGTTTGGTTTCTCGGAAGCATAGCCGACATGCTTGACAGCGTCTCGGGATTCGCCAAATTTTTGCCTGGAATTGGTGATGCTGTTGAAGGTGCGGCAACGGCGGTGCGTACGTCGATGGGCAATGCGGCTTTGGCACTGTCGCAATTCAAGATCGACCAGGAAAAAACAGCTCGGTCCGTGGCGGAAGAGAATGCCAAGATCATCGAGAGCCAGGACGATGTCGCGACGTCAGCCGAGACGACCACGACCCGTGTGGCGGCGGCGCACGCCGCCATGTCCAAGTCATTCGTCGACCTTACTGGCAACATCAAGTTTGAGACGGAGGAGCAGTCGAAGGCGTATCAGGAGCTTCAACAGGTACATCGAGACGAGTTTTTGAAGACCGCTGAGGCGATTGAGGCAAATGCCGGCGACATAGAAGAGGACTTCAAAGACTTGGATAAAATTGCAGACGAAGAGCTGTCCAGTTTGATTGACAGCCTTGAGCCCCTGCACGTCGATAACGGTCCGCTTGACTTGGTGGGCAAGAAGCTGGGGCAGATCGGCAAGGATGCTACGTCGTCAATTGGTGACATAAAGAAAGCTTTCACGGGGGAGGGTGGGCTTCTCAGCGCGATAGACGGTATCAGTGGTGGCATCGGCGGGCTCATCGGATCGCTCGGTGGTGGCGAAGGTTTGGGCGGCGTGGTATCCGGCCTTGCTTCGGTGGCCTTTCCTGGGCTGGGCGTTGCCATTGGGGCGGTTTCGCCTGTTTTAGACGCGCTTGGCGTCAATGTGACGAGGATAGTCGGCAATATTGGCAACGCCATTTCAGGAGTCGTGTCAGGAATCTTTGGCATCGGCAAAAACGCCCGAAAGCAAGCGCGCGAGATGGAAAAATTCGTCGAGGCGTTTGAGGCACTGGGCATCGATCCGACAGGCGACTTGACGTCGCAGGAAGAGGCGTCCATTCGAGCAATTCTCACGCCTTTTCGGGTACGCGGCATTTTGTCGGCGGAAGAGCTGCTGGAAGCCGTGGGGTTGTCTGAGTCGGACATCGTGCTTGACCTGGAGGACGTGCTGGAAAATATCTTGGACCCAGCGAATCTCGCTGTCAGGGCGCCGACAGCGACGGGCCAGCTCTCGACGCTTCTGCAGGACGCGCTTCGAGGCGACTCGGCACTGAACTCTGTCGCCACCGATTTCGGCGTCGACGTCTTTGACCTGATCGATCGAGCATCGGAAGTACTCGGCGTTTCGGTACAGGACGCGGCGCGTGACCTGTACCGTCGCACCGGCATCATTTTTGGTGATCTGGGCGACGATTTTGTTTTTGACTTTGACCCCTCTGGATCTGGATCCGGAGTTCAGGATATCGATGACCTGACCGGTATCGATCCCTTGAAGGGCCTGCCAAGCGTCAGCGATCTTGTAGGACCGATGCCGCCCGTAAATTTGGGGTCTGGCGGCTCATCTGGATCAGCCGCACGCACGGATCAGACCATCATCATCAACATTGACGGCCAGAGAATGGCGCAGGTGATGATGCCAGCTATCGAACGCGAAATCGAGGTCAACGTGTTGTAATGGCCTATACGGTTGAAAATAGCGCGGGAACATCGCTTCCGGTGAAGGCCGGGAGCTTGTCGTTTTCCGACACGATCAACCGCCGTGGAACGATGACGTTTGTGTCGGAGGTTATCCGCTTCATCGAGACGGAAAGCGGCGGGTACCTGGAAGCCGAGGGCGGCGGGATCATCAAGAGCGTAGGGCACAACCCACCGATCGAAGTGGGTCAGGACATCTACGTCAAGGACGGGGCGACGACTTTGTGGGGCGGGACGGTGGAGGAGTACACCGAGACGGATGTAACGGAGGGGTCGGTCACTCACAACCGCTTCACATATCGCTGTATCGACTTCGACCATCTGGCTTCCCGTAGGCTGGTAGCGGCGTCCTACACGGACATGAGTGCGGGCGCGATTGTTGAGGCTGTCCGAGCCGAGTATCTCGCTGACGATGGAATCACGGCCGGGGGGATCGTCGAGGGGCCGAAAATCGTGTCCATCAATTTCAACTACGTCACTCCCGAAAGCGTATTTGGCGAGCTCACTCAGATCACTGGCTATACGTGGTATATCGACGTTGACAAGTCGCTGAACTTCCTGCCCCGTGACCAGATGCTTTGTGACTGGTCGATCACGGACGGGAGCCGACCGTACCGAAGTATCTCGATCACGAAAAGCCGGAGTAAGTATCGAAACACACAGTACGTCCGGGCCGGATTCGATTTAACCTTAAGCCGCGCGGAATCGAAAGACGGCGACGGCGAGACGCGCGCGTTTTTGCTCGAATACAAGGTTGGTGCGGCCCCGACCGTGACGGTGGACACGGGCGGTGGGGCTACCGCCAAGACCGTTGGCGTGCTCGGCGTTGATCTCGCCAAGCAGTTTTACTATTCCATTGGCTCAAACGTCATCAGCCAGGACCCGTCAGAAACTGTGCTTTTGAGCGGCCATACGCTGGAGGTGACGTACCAGGGTCAAGTGCCGATTTTGGTCAAAGTAGAAGACGAGGACGAGATTGCGGACCGCGCGGCGGTGGAAACTGGGACAGGCGTCTACGAGAGCGTGGCTCAGGATTCGACCATCAACGACGACGAAGCCGCAACCGATCGAGCGCTTGGATTTTTGACGCAGTATGGGGCGATTCCGGTGGTCGTGAGCTACGAGACAGACACGTACACCACGTCGGGTTGCATACAGACGATCAGTCTGACGGACCACGGGCTGTCAGGTGGATACCTGATCGAGTCGGTCGACGCTCGGGACCGTGGCGACGGCGAGCTTCGCTACCGCGTGAAAGCCCTGTCTGGCCGCGCCGTTGGCGGATGGGCCGAATTTTTCCGCTCGCTGATTGCTCAGGGCAAAGATTTCGTGATCCGCGAAAACGAGGTATTGATTATCTTGCGGAATACGAGGGATACGGTTACCGTATCTGAAAGCGCGGTTGCGGCAACATCTACAGGAGATGCGGTTTGGAACACAGATGAGTGGAATTTTAGCGTATGGGGATGATGGAACGGAAACGAAAAATATCTGAACACTCCGGGATTCGCGGCTACGTGACCGTACACGCCACGCACGACGACGGGCGGGTATATCAAATACCCCAAGCAAATCTGGTAATGACGGCAGGATTTACCCGCATTGCGGCGCTGATCGCCGAAACGTCAACAGGCTTTCCAGATTACATTGCAATCGGGACAGGTACCACGGCGGCGGCAATCACTCAAACCGCGCTGGTCACGGAAGTCG